CTACCTTTTGCTTCCAAAAAATGAAACAGAAGGCGGTAGGAAGGAGTTGAGCCTGAGCGAAAATTTGGGAGCGTATGACAAGTTTACCCATGACGACTACATCGTCTGGCCTAGCCCAAAACCGATGTCTTCGTGCAAGTCTACGTTAGCTAGAAAAGCAGGATTGCCTCTGACGTGGATATACGAGATCAACAAGTTGTCCGCCTCCAATGCCGCTAGGGCTTCTGAAATCTTGAGCAAGTCAGGGTTCGTTTACGACCCCATGGCAAGACAAGGGATAGCCATTCCGAACAAGGTCGAATTGTCCAAGGACTTTGGAAGATTCATTGGGTTGTACTTGGCCGAGGGGACGTTCGATTCTGGTACCATCGGGATTCACTTGCACGAAAACGAAGTAGAAACAGCCTCGTTTATGTCCTGCTTCGCAAAGAAGACTTGGAAACTAGACGCTACAATCAAGGCGGACCACGCTCGTCATGCCCAAAGCGTATACTTCTATAGTACCATCTTGGGAAATTTCCTGAAAACATCTTGCGGGAAAGATTGCTATTCCAAGAGAATCCCCCCATGGGCGTTCGACGCCCCTCATGAGTTCCTATCTGGGCTCATCGTCGGGCTGTGGGAAGGGGACGGGAACAAGCCTCAGAGGAAGAAGGATAACTCCATAAAGTTTGGCACAGCCTCAAGGTCTCTGGCCTATGGGATGCAATACCTCTTGGGCAGATTCGGGGTAGCCTGCTCCATAGACAAGTCGCAAGTATCCCGCAAAAAGTTTGGCCATAAAACATATGAATACAACAAGCCTTGTGTCTTCTATACCATGCGGATATCCGGCCAACAGCTTTATCGCAACCCATGGCTACTAAAGTTTTGTTACAACAACCCCGTTCGGACTCCGTCTAACCAAAGAGAGCGCAATTATTTTGTCTTCGGGGACTACATCGCAGTCAAAGTCAGGTCCGTAAGGACCGAGGACTTTCATGGGGACGTATATAACATCGAGGTTGAGAGAGACCATTCCTACTTGGTCAATGGGAAATGCGTCAAGAATTGTGACGCTGGCGGGTTCGCGAGGATGAACCGCCAGTTCATGTTCGGGCTCGAGAAGATGGGCATGAGGGTCAAGTACGACGACCTGAAGTCCATGCAGGACATGGACCCACAAACCCATCTTCACATCCAAAGGCTCGAGCGGGTAGTCGTCCCAAAGGACGCCATAAAGGTTTACGGGCAGACAGCCCCTGGGCTGTACGACTACTCCAGGTACCGCATGCTCTTCACGATGATGGAGACACGAAGGCTTCACCCCATGTACGTCGACCGTTGCAGCTTCGCCGACGAGATCGTCGTCCCGGCCAAGTGGTGCAAGCAGATGTTCGAGGAAAGCGGGGTCAAGCGACCCATCTCGGTCGTTCCACTTGGTGTCGACTCCAACATCTACCACAAGGGTGTCGAGCCAATCTCCTTCTCGAAGTCACTCAAGCCGTTCATCTTCCTGTCGGTCTTCGGATGGTCGCTGCGCAAGGGGTACGACGTCCTGCTCAAGGCTTACTTGGAGGAGTTCACAGAGGACGACCCGGTCACCCTCCTGATCTCCAGCAGGTTCTTCGGATGCACCGACGAGAGCAAGAAGAAGCGCATCAGGGACGACGTGGCAAAGGTCAGGGCGACGATCAGGAACCCAAAGCAACCCCACTTGGTCCTATTCGGGGACGTCCTCTCGGACCAGATGATGCCGAGGCTATACGCCGCCGCGAGCTGCTACGTCCTTATCAGCCGCGGAGAAGGCTTCGGGCTTCCCTATTGTGAGGCTGCTGCCTGCGGGGTCCCTGTCATCGGGTCAAGATACTCGGCCCAGACGGATTTCCTCGACGACGAGAACTCCTACTTGGTGGACGTGGACGGGTTCAGGTCGGCGGAGAAGGAGCTGGCCTGGATATCCCAGTTCTACGAGAACGCCGAGTTCCCGATCTTCGGGCCCAAGGCGGTCGAGCAGACGAGGCACTTGATGCGGTACGTCTTCGAGCACCAGGACGAGGCCAAGGCAAAAGCGGAGAAGCTCCATCATAGAATAACTACGGAATATACCTGGGAAGCGGTCGTCCCCCAGATGTACAAGAAGATCGCGCAGGTATACGAGGACAGGAAGAAGAGGGCGACGCGATGAGCCGAAGGGTGATTCTCTTCGTTGACAACAACGAGATCAAGGTCGTGACCGGGTCCATGGTGATATCGACGCCCCTGGACCAAGTCGGGCTCCCGCACAAGAAGCAATACTTCGACAATCTGTTCGCCACTAGCGAGGTCGTATGGGTGACCGGTCTTGAGATTTTAAGCCGAGACGTATTCTACGGCATGATTGGGGTTCCGGTCCAAGCTCCTCCGCCAGCGGTTGCCATGCCAGTATCACAGCCTCAGCAGGTTTTGCAGCCCATGGCCCCGCAGGTAGCCATGATGCAGCCAAGGATGGCTGCGCCTCAAGTGCAGCAACCTCAACAGGTTCAGCAGTACGACCAACAACAGTTCCCCAGAACCGTCATCGCAGGGCCGCCGCAGCAGCAACAACAGCAACAGCAGAAAAAGAGGGTATTCGAGGACGGCAACAAGTGGGTCGTTGCGGAGTCAGAGGCGGCGATCATCGTCGACGACCTCCCAACGGGTGGTCAGGTCAGGAACAGCGGAAGGCCGGCGACGTTGGCCCTCATCCCCGGGAAGCCCGTCAACTTGGCAAGGTTCGACTCCGAAACGATACGCAAGTCGTCCATCTTGAAGTCCTTGGCCAGGGCTGGCATCGTCAAGCCAATCTCTTCGGACGTGGCGCACAGGATGCTCGAAAAGTTCGAGGCTGGCCAAGACAACGCGATCTCCGCCAAGGAAGTCGCCGCCTACGAGGGACCACAGCGCGGGGAACATGACTTCATCGAGGGCAGGCAACGTGGATCGGACGCCGTCGTCATCGACCTGGACGACGAGTCGCGGTATCAGGACAGCGAGGTCGACAGCATGCGCCAGATCATGCACGAGATCGACCTCTCCGAGGAGCAGAGGATGATCCAGAGGGAAGAGAGCCTCTCCGAGAACCCCTTGGCGGGCAGTCCTCCCATCATGGAGCGCCCAAGGGCCCGGCTTAACCGCTCGGGCGTCGGGCAGCGTGCCCAGACTAGGCAAGCCGAGCAGTACTCCGAGAGCGACGACATAGAGATGTTGCAGTAGTTTTTTCGTGGCGTTCGGGCTGAAACAGTATAAAACATCTACTGGGCCGCACTGGCCCAACAGACAACCGGAGGCCACCATGGGCAAACGAATCATCTTGTTCCTCGACAACCCATCGATTCCGACTGGCTACGCCTCGACGTGCAGGCTCACCATCAAGGAATTGAAGAAGCGAGGATATGACTGCTACGCCATCAGCTTCAACGGAGGGGCGCAGTCGGCGGCCATGGTCGAGTGGTATGGCATCAAGATCCTGCCGAACCTCGCGCTCGAGCGAAACCCCGACTGCGGATACGGAGACGCGGAGCTCGTTCGGCAAATAGCCAGGGACTACCAGCCCGACATCTTCTTCTTCCACAACGACGCCTACCGGTACTCCTACATCAAGGACCTCCCGCCGGAAATCTTGGATCGATCCGTCTTCTGGCTCCCGTTCGAGGGGACTACCGCAGACGTAGGAGGACTGGACATCTTCAGGCGAGTTACGGCGACGAGATTCGTGACCCAACATGCTATGAACATGCACAAGGACGCCATGCCTGGGAGGGACATCGGAGTCATCCCCCACGCGGTTGACTTCGAAGCCTTCGGTCCGACCGTTGACAAGCAAGGAGCGAAGAGGGCCAAGAATCTCGCCATGGAGAACAAGTTCGTCGTTTGCAGGGTTGACAGGCACCAGCCCAGGAAGCTCTGGCACCTGACCATCAAGGCTTTCGCCAAGTTCGCCAAGGGCAAGAACGACGTGTTTCTCCTGGCGAAGTGCGACCCTCAAGACTGCGTGATGTACAACCAGAAGACCAAGGAAGGGCTTGACTTGACCGTCCTGGCACAGGATGAGGGTCTCAGGAACGCCAAGGTTGGAGACAAGGTCGACCCCGAGGGAAATCTCTTCTTCGACAATTATTTCTTCTCGAACGATTACATGGCCAAGGCGTTCTACCATCCTGCCGACGTGTTCCTGTCCACTACCAGCGGAGAGGGGTTTGGGCTCCCGATAGTCGAGGCCATGGCCTGCGGCGTCCCGATCATCTGCCCCAATGTCCCGGTTCTGCCAGAAGTAGTGAAGGAAGGAGGGACGCTCTGCCGGATCGAGGGGCAGCAATGGCACAACCCGTTGCAGCTCAACCATAGCCTGGTCAGCATCGACGACGTCGTCTCCAAGCTCGAGGAGCACTACGCCGACTGGAAGACCGGGGGCAGGATGCTCGCCGACATCGGAAAGAAGGCGAGGAAGATCGCCGAGGACAACTACAGCCCGAAGGGCGTGTATGACCAGTGGGACAGGACGTTCCAGTCCATCACCGCCAAGTCAACGAAGGCGTCCATCGTGACCGTGCTCTACAACATGGTCGACGACCAGATAACAAGCCCCGAATACGGCGTCCAGAACTTCCTGGACAGCATGGACAAGTACGTGACGTCGGACTACGAGTGGATCATCGTAGACAACGGCAGCCCGGCCCGGGAGAAGACGAGGGCATGGATGGACGAGGCTGCCAAGAAGAACCCCAACATCAAGCTTGTCTTCCAGGACGTCAACCTCGGGTTCGCCGGGGCATGCAACCTTGGCATCGCCAACGCTGTCGGAGGATGCGTCTTCCTTTGCAACCCCGACAGCCAAGCCCTTAACCCGCAGACGCACGGGATGACGAAGGACTTCATAGGGACCATGATGGACAAGGCGGCGTCCGACCAGAACATCGGCGTCATCGGGATGCACCTCAACAAGAGGGACGACGTCCTGAAGGGGGCCGTGTTCCCGTACTTCTGCTGCGTCCTCCTGACCAAGAGGTGCCTCGACGCCGTCAGGATCTCCGACAACAAGTGGTTCGACGAGGCGTTCTGGCCGGCGTACTACGAGGACTTGGACTTCTGCCTCAGGGCGGCGTCCAAGGGGTTCAAGATTTCGGAGTGCAACTGCGCCTTCTACCACGTGTCTGGCGGGACCAACAGGCACGCCATCGAGGGCGGGAAGTCGGGCCCTCACGTCAAGCCATTCGAGCAGGCTCTGGAAGTCCTGTCCAAGAACCGGCCAGAAATGGCCGACTGGACGAGGAAGTCCAAGGAGCTCTCAGCCAACGGCATGCAGTCGATGATCCAAGGGAACATCGACTACCTGAACCAGAAATGGGGCATGGAGGCCCGCAAGGCCATCAAGCTCGTCTTCCATACCCGCATCGGAGACAACGTAGGGTTCTCCATGCTGGTCGAGGGCCTCGCCCCTGCCCTTGAGGACCTCGGGTTCAGCGTCTACATCAACGACGCGGCAGGCAAGTCCAACGTGGACAACCCCGTCATCGACAAGATGATCGACCGGTACAACGAGGCCAACGTCAAGGGGGAGCTTGCCGACGCCATACACGTCGTCGTATGGCTCATGGAGACGTTCCAGCAGGTCGAGGCGGACTTCAAGGTCGGCGTGTCGTTCTGCGAGAGCACCAAGGTAAGGGAGTCGTACTTGTCGCTGTGCAACTCCATGGACCGCATCCTCACCTTCTCCAACTTCTGCCGGGGCGTCCAGCGGGACTCGGGGTACAAGGTTCCAATCGACGTTCTGCCGTTCGGAATCCACCCTTCGTTCCTGAGGTACCAAAAGAGGGACCGAAAGGACAAGTTTACCTTCCTCAGCGTCGGCGTGTCGCAGGGCAGGAAGAACATGGACGACCTCGTCAGGGCGTTCTGCGAGGCGTTCCCCAAGGACCAGGAATACCCTCCGGAGCACAAGGAGGGCTTCCCGTACAAGAACAAGGACGTCGTCCTAGTCCTGAAGTCGAACAACTTTGGAGACCTGAATTGGGTCAAGCAGCAGGGGTGGCTTAGCAAGGCCAATATAGTCACGATCTTCACTGGCCAGGACGACAAGGCAGAGCGCAAGGACTACAGCATCAACGAGATGCTTGACCTATACTGCTCGGCTGACGCCTACATCCACCCGTCCCATGGAGAAGGTATTGGCCTGCCGATCATGGAGGCCGCCGCCACGGGCTTGGCCCCGATCTTCACGAACTGGTCGACGCCCAAGGAATACCTGGACGAGTCCTGCTCGTACCCGATACCTCTTCCGGCGTACCAGGAGATGGCGTTCAGCAAGGCGTATGAGTTCGCCCCAGGAGACAACGGGGTATGGGCCAATCCTTCCGTCCCCCACATGAAGCAGATCATGTACGACGTCATCATGAACAGGGACGAGTCCGAGCGCAGGGGAAGGACCGCCGCCGACAAGATGTGCCAGGAGCATAACTGGGAGAAGTGCGCCAAGGCCATGATGCCCATGCTGTTTGACTGGGACGCCCAGCGCAAGATGAAGAAGCCGTACATCGACTTCGACCCGTATACCTTCGAGAAGCCCAGGCTGGAAATGGTCATGCCGAACGACAGGATCGTCGTCGACGTCGTGACGAGAGACCGCCATGGTTACCTGTGCAGTCTGCTCACCTCGCTGCTGATGCAGACGTTCAAGAACTGGGACCTGATCATCGAGTGCGACGACAAAGACGAGTCGATGCCCAAGGACCATCAGATCCAGAGCCTGATGAATCGCTGCTGGCACGAGGGCCATGGCTGGCAGATCCTGCGCAGCCAGCGGCAGGGCCCGCACATGGCCCATGACAGGACCCTCCAGGTCGCCCTCAAGGACCCGAAGCAATGGAAGCTGATCTGCCGAATCGACGACGACATCTACGTCAAGCCAGATTACTTGGAGAAGCTGTTCAAGGTGTTCGTCGACGACGAGACATGCCAAGTCGGCGCCGTCGCCGGAGTATATCTGGACCCCAAGAGGCCGGACGCCGATCAAACGGCCCCTCCTGGATGGGAGAAAGACATCGAGTATGCGGGGCTCATCGAGCCAAACCGGCCATGGCCCTATACGTGCCTATACCCTCCAGGGACCGGCCTTCGTGAGATGCAGCACCTGTACAGCAGCTTCCTGTTCAGGACGAAGTGCGCCGCGGCAATCGGGGGGTACTGCAAGCAGTTCTCGCCCATCGGGCACCGGGAGGAGTCGGACTTCTCCTACCGGTTCCATCTCGCCGGCTGGAAGCTCTTCGTAAACCCCGAGGCGGTAGGGTACCACTACTACGCCCCCAGCGGGGGAATCAGGTCCGACGGGATCAACAACAAGAACGCCCTTGCCGAGAACGACCACAAGATTTACATGAGGAGGATGGAGTTCTGGTCCAAGAGGCTGGCCCTCAGGAAGTCCTCCAACAAGCCCCCATTGATCGATGAGTCCGACCACCGGTTCGACGACAAGAAGGCAAAGACGGTGGCTGTAGTCTCCAGGACGAGCTCCTTGCCCTTGGACGAGGTCATCGGCCACTTCTCCAAGTACGCCAGCAAGATACTCCTGGTTGGTCAGGGCTTTGAGATCAAGTCCCCAGGAGTGGAGATGTTCGACGAGGTTTCGGCGGCGAACAGCGCCGCCATGCTGGACGACAACTTCGACTATGTCATCTCCGCAGAGGACGCCATGCGGTTCGTCGAAAACCCGCTTCAGTTCCTAGGAGGGGAGTATTCAGAATACGTCTTCGACGTCCACTCGACGTACTCGCCTGGATCGAGGAGGGTCGGGGCTGAAGGGACGGTCGAGTTCGTCTGGCAACCTTCAAAGGACAAGGTCATAGGACCGGAAGCAAGAGAAGAATGCCTGATCCTCTACAAGCGAGCCATGGGCAGCGAAAAAGCACACAAGTGCCGATCCATGGTCCTGGACGACAGGAACGTCGTGCCATCCAGTGGTTGCAGCCTCCTAGGCAACAAGCTCATGACGCTGCGGGACGCGAAATCGTCCAAGTGGACCAAGTACATCACCTCGGTCTACAGGTCCTCGCAGGATCCAAAGTACATCCCGGCCTCGCCCCTCGAAAAGGTCGTTAATCCAGGGACCGCCAGCCTCGTCAGCATCATAATCCCGACGG